TTTCCGGTGCGGCGGCTGGGGTGACTGCCGATGCGATTATCAAACTGGTCTACACCCTGCGCAAGGTACACCGCAACGGTGCTAAGTTCATGATGAACAACAACAGCCTGTTTGCCGTTCGCATTCTGAAGGACTCCGAGGGTAACTATCTCTGGCGTCCGGGCCTTGAGCTGGGCCAACCCTCCTCTCTGGCAGGTTATGGTGTTGCTGAGAATGAGCAAATGCCTGATATCGCAGCTGATGCGAAAGCCATTGCATTCGGTAACTTTAAACGTGGCTATACCATCGTTGATCGCATTGGTACCCGCATCCTCCGCGACCCGTACACCAACAAACCATTCGTTGGTTTCTACACCACCAAACGTACCGGCGGAATGTTGGCCGATTCTCAGGCCATCAAACTGCTGCAGATCGGTGCTGGCGCATAATCTGATGGGGCTTCGGCCCCATTCTTATGGAGGTCATTATGCTGCTGAAAAAAGACCTGAAATGGTCACCTGATGGCATTCAGATCATAAACATTCCTGCCGGTGAATATGAGGCTGGCTCCCTTCCTGAGCGCGCTCTTGGGGCTGCTGCTCGCATGTGGAGTCTTGACGGCACTGAACTGTTAAGCCTAAAGTCGGTAATAAGCGGGGTGAAGGCAAATGAAGCCCTCTGTAAATGAGCTTCGTTACCAGTGCCGTATCGACAGCGATGACGATACAGAGGATGTGATGTTAACTCTCTACCTCAATGCCTCTTTGAAGCACGCTGAAAAAATCACAAATTGCCGTCTTTATGATAACGCTGTTCCAGACGACGAACCTGACGGGTTGGTAATCGAGGACGATATCAAACTGGCCCTGATGCTGTTGGTTTCGCACTGGTATGAAAACCGGGAGCCTGTTAGTAGCGACAGCGTTAACTCTATTCCGTTCGGTGTTGATGCAATTCTGAAACAGCATCGCAAAATTCCTGGGACTTGAGGTTACAAATGGCCTGTGAAGGGTGCCGCCGTCGGCGTGAATGGTTAAAAAAGTGGTCGAAAATAGCCTATGAACGAGCAACTGGTAAACGCGCTGATAGCAGCGCTGAGAGAACAAACAGCAGCACAGCGAGAGCAGACGGAAGCGATAAACCGCCTGGCTGAGTCTAACGTCGCCCTGTCCGATGTGATTATTCAGTCGCTTGCCGGCGATCTCGAAGAGGCGCCAGAGCAGCAAACCTATCTGAGTGGGAAACCAAGGGGGTGATATGCAGGCCGGAAAATTGCGTCACAGGATCACCCTGCAGGAGCCGGTAAAAGAACAGAACCCGACAACGGGAGCCGTGATTAATACCTGGCGCGATGTCGCAACCCTTTGGGCCGAAGTCGCTGCTTTATCCGCACGTGAGTTTATTGCGGCCCAGGCCTCTCAGGGCGAGGTTACCACCCGGATAACGATTCGTTACCGTGAGGGCGTCACCCGGAAACATCGGATCCTGTTTCGTGGCCGCATCTACAACATTGAGGGCGTTTTACCTGACCCCCGGAGCGGCAGGGAATACCTGACACTGCCATGTTCAGAGGGAGCTAACGATGGCTGATGGCGTGGAAGTAAACCTGACCGGCCTCGATTCCGTCCTGGGGAAACTGGATGCCGTCTCACAGGTCACTCGCGATAAATCCGGTCGTGCAGCGCTGCGTAAAGCGGCAAACGTCATCAGGGACAGAGCGCGCAATAATGCCGCGCGGGTAGATGATCCTCTCACCAAAGAGGCTATCTACAAAAACATTGTGGTCAGCTTCAGCAGCAAGGCGTTTCGCAGAACCGGCGATCCAACGTTTCGTGTCGGGGTGATGGGCGGCGCCAGGCAATACGCCAATACAAAGGCCAACGTCCGAAAAGGCAGGGTGGGTAAAAGCTTTAACACTGCCGGAGATAAAGGTAATCCCGGCGGGGATACCTGGTACTGGCGATTCCTGGAGTTCGGCACAGAACATGCTGCAGCGAGGCCAATAATTAGGCCTGCACTGAATGGGGTCGATGCCGATGTGATTAACGTTTTTGCTTTGGAGCTGGAAAAGTCCATTGATCGCGCTGTGCGACGGGCGGCTAAAAAAGGAACTCCGGTATGATTGCTCCAATATTTGCAGTTTGCGCAGCCAGCCAGGCAGTCAGGGATTTGTTAGGTTCTAATCCCGTGCGGCTTTATCCGTTTGGTATGCAGGACGATAATATCGTTTACCCCTATGCAGTCTGGCAAAACATAGGCGGCAACCCTGAAAATTATCTGAACCAGCGGCCAGATGCAGATCACTATTCTCTGCAGGTTGATGTCTATGGTGATACTGACACCGACGTGATCGCCGTTGCCCGTGCTTTACGCGACGCGATTGAGGGCAAGGCCTATATCACCCGATGGGGTGAACAAAGCCGTGATCCTGAAACAATGCGATACCGCTATTCCTTCGATGTTGACTGGATAACGCCCAGATAACCAACAACCCCAAACTGACCCGCCTTGTGCGGGTTTTTCTTTTATGGAGACAAAACATGTCTGTATTAACGCAAGGCACGCAATTTTTTGTGCTCAAGTCTGGCGTGGTCAGCGAGGTTGAATGCATCACCAGTTTCAACCCCGGCGGCAACCCTGCCGATCAGATTGAAGATACCTGTCTGAGTGAGCGGGATTCCAGAACCTACAAAAAGGGGCTTAAAACGCCTGCGGCCGCAACCGTCGGGCTTAACGCTGATCCGACAAACGCCAGCCACATTATGTTGCATGGCCTCGCGGAATCGAATGACCAGACGCCGTTAACTTTTGCGGTTGGCTGGTCAGATGGAACCAGTGTCCCGACAGCCGCCGCTTCTGGCGCTGAGGATGATGTTGATGGTCTGGTGCTGCCATCGGATCGCACCTGGTTCATTTTCCAGGGTTACGTTTCCGATTTCCCGTTTGATTTCCAGGGTAACGCTGTTGTGACGACCTCCGCCACGATCCAGCGGTCTGGCTCTTCCGTATGGGTGCCGAAGGCCGCAGCGTAATTAATATGCCCGGTTATCCGGGCTTTTCTATTCAGGAGCTGAAATGCAACTTACTCTCGATACGTTAAAAGAAACCGGTGCTTTTACCGGGCGTCCCGTGGAAAAAGAAATTAAGTGGAAAGGCCGTGACGGGAAAGAGCATATCGCAACCGTCTATGTGCGCCCGATGGGTTACCACACCACTAAAGCTGAACTGATGGCGTACAACGGGAAATCGGACCCGATTGCTGAGCGCATTGCGGCGCACATTTGCGATCAGGACGGGGCTGCGGTGTTTACCGCGGCTGACATTCTTGGAACCGCTACCCCGGAGCGTGGGGCGCTGGACGGCCCGATTGTTATGGCTCTCCTTGCGGCAATTCATGATGTAAACGAACTGGGAAAGACTACGAGCTAACCGGCGAGGATGAATTCTGGTGCGAACTGGTGATGAACGGCATCGGCGGCCGCACCATCGCAGAGGCTCAGGAGCGGATGAGTCGCAGGGAATTTCTGGTTTGGCTCAA